TTTTCCCACTAGAAAGGAATTGTGCCATCTTTTTTTGCGCAATTTCATTCCATCTTGCGACATTGTTGGTCAACGGGTCAAACAAATACTTGCCTTTTCTGCCTTTCTGATAGTGTCGGATTTGTGCATGCCCCATATACGGTGATGGTAGGGAAAACAAAGCCATTTCCTTCATTTTGCAACACTTGGCTGGCATCACTTCCAGTTTCAACCGAAAGGGGAATTGCGAAGGGGATTGAAAACCCGCCGCTGTTCAAAAGCGTGATGCTTTCTTCACGGGGAAAGATGCCTTCAAACCATGGCTTTTCTGCAATGAAGCCGATTTGGAATTTTCCGCGCACCATTTTTCCTTTTTCATAGGGCATTTCAATGGCATTGGTCAAAATAACATCAATCTGCACAACAATCCCGCCTTGCGTTTCAATGTATAGCGTTTGCAATCCTTTCATGATGTCAAGGTTTTCAGCCATCTTGCGCCTTTTTGCTTCATAGTCAGCCACATTCTGCCCGACAATCTCGCCTTCAATGGTCAACCCTCTTTTTCCATAAAATTTGTAGCCCAAATTTGCGCCGTGATAGTGTCCGCGGTCTTTCATGTCCACGCGCACCGAAGGCATACCAAAACCGCTGTGCTTTTCAAGTAGAAAGCCGCTTGCATAGGTTCCGATGACCAAATCCCCAATTGACAATGTTTTTATCATAAATTTGTTTTGTTAGTAGTTGGCACGCATCATGAAGCGCATCTTTGAACCAAGCATGTCAATGTCCACCCCGTTGCTGATGTTCGCATTGATGGTCTGATTGACTGTGCTTGCCCCGACTGGTGCCACATTAGGCGTGAAACCGAATTGATTGTTTTCAATAAAGCCTTTCAAATCATTCACACGGTCAGCGATGGAAGGGGAGTTGTGTGCATCCTTGTCAAAGGCGCTGGAAATGGCATGTCTGATATTTGTGGCAACTTCTTTGGCTTTTTCCCACATCTCGGTGAATTTCCCGACAAAATGGTTATATATTCCCGTGATGCCTTCCTTGATTGCTGTCCAAGCATCGCCGAAAATAGCCTTGATGTTATCCAAAGCATGCTGTGCGCCAGTCTTGATGGCTTCCCACATTGCGCCCCATTCACCTGTGAAAAATAGGATGAAAACCGTGATGATGTCGGTGATAAGCTGCACCACAAATTTGATGATGTCCCAAATCAGCATGAAGGTCGCTTTCGCGCTGTTCCAAATATGCACGCCCCAGTTGTTCCAGCCTTCTTTGAAGTCAGCAATCCAAGTTTTGATGTATTCCCAAAACATTGTCACATAGTCGCGGATGCCGCCAAAATTCGTTGTCCATGCCACATATAGCAGCGTGATGGCTGCAATTATCAATCCAATCGGTGAAATGAGCGCTGTGATAGCCCCTGCAATCGTGGTGACGATATAAACCGCCGCCAGTGCCACACCCAAACCTTGAAGAAAGGGAAGCAAAGTGTCTTTGTTTGCGGCAATCCACACCACCAAAGCCTGCAAACCATCAACAAGCATTTGGAACATCGGATTTTGACCGATGGCTTGAATTGATGTGACCATATTTGTGAAAAATGCTGCAATCGCTTCTTTTTTTGTATCAAGAAAATTGATGAAGTTCGCCGCCTGTGTTCGTAAAATATCAAAAATACTGCCTTCTTTGACTTCGCCTTTCAAATTCAAGCCCATGATTTCGCGCATAGTGAAACCGATGGTGTCGGACAGTGTTGACCACAACCCCATCAAGGATGTCGCCTGCGCTGCCATCGAACCGTGAAACTTGCCGCCTTCGGCTGTCATGCTTTCAAGCGCTTTCTGCACTTCAGGAAAGCCCACCTTTCCCGCTGTGACCAAATCACCCACTTTTTCCTTGGCAACGCCCATGACCTTCGCCAGTGCGTCATAAATAGGCAATCCGCGCATTGCGAATTGTCTGATGTCTATGGTCATGGCTTTTCCTTGCGCTTTCAATGTTCCGAACAAATATGCAAGGTCGCCAATCGGAACATTCAAGCCAGCTGAAATGTCGCCCAAGGTTTTCATGCCACTCACAGCGTCACCAGCCGAAAATCCGAAAGCCATCAACTGCTTGGTAGTTGTTGCCAGTTCAGGCATCTCAAACGGCGTTGCAGCCGCAAATTTCGCAATATCTTGCAAAAGATTTCCAGCATCTTCAGCACTTCCCATCATGGTTGTCAAAGCAATCTTGGTCTGCTCAAAATCAGCAGCACCTTTGATGGCAACAGCCCCAAGCGCGCCCAAAGCAGCACCACCAACCATTGCAGTCGTGTTGATTGCGCTTGTCAATTGTTGTGCTTGTTGTCCAGCTTTTGAGAAAAATGACGAAATGCCGCTTCCGATGGAATTCATTGAAGTTCCAAGGGATGCCATGCTTGATTTCGCTTGTGAAACGCCATTTTTCAGGTCGGTCACATCCGCCTTGAATTTTGCTGTGACTGTTCCAACGCTTAGTCCTTCCATAATGTTTTTATTTTTTATTGATTGCCCGTCTTAGTGTTGACATTGCCCCAGTTTCAGGTTTTGCATTGGGGTCTGCTTCATATATTGAAACACCTGCCACAACATTCATTTGGCGCTGTAATTGGTCAATCATTTCCTTCGGATTTTTGGTGTGCGGATTTTGTGCGATGTATGATTGCATGATGTATTCCTGCAATTTGTCCCGCTGAATTTGGTCAATGTATTCAAACGCTTCAGCGAAGAAAACATCATCCAAAATTTCCCGCTTTGACCACCCAAAAGCCCCTGCAATGGTGCCGATGATGGCTGTTAGCCAATCGCTTCTTGAAGTGGTGCTTTCCCCGTTGCAAGGGCTTTGACTTTTCCCGCGCGTTCCATGATTTTTGGGATGTCGTTGACATTCAAAAATGCTTCAATAAGGTCAAAGATTGCATCAAAGTCAGCTTCAAGCAGTTCTTCACCAGTGACTTGATTGTCCAATAAGTCTGCCGCCAAATCTGCATATTTTGGCAAAAGTTCCATGATAACTTGTGGCAATTCTTTGATGTCGCCCTGTCCCTTCAAAAAGGTTTCAGGCACGCTTTCAAGCGCACCAAATAATTTGCCAATCTTTCGCAAATTCAGTTTTTTGATTTCGATTTCCTTTTCACCGAATTTGATTGTCTTTTTTGTTTCCAGTGCTTTGCTCATGTGTTTTTTTGGGCATCCTGTGCCTCTTTTTTATGAATTATGCTGAAACAAAATTGCAAACGGGTGTCATGCACCTCATCGTCACAAGTTTTGTTTGATTACGGTGTAGGTTCCACGCCGATGCGCGCCAATCCGCTGTTTGTTTCATCCCAAAGGGCTTGAAATTCAACTTCAATGATGCGTTCTTCATCGTTTTTGTATGGAAGTTTGACTTCACCAAGGGAAACTGCTTTGTAGATGACTACATCGTCAGTGTCGTCAGTGTTGCCAATTGGTCGCAAAACCAATTCCTTCGCATACTGCGCAAATCTTTCGCCAGCTGTCTTGCCGATGGTCAAGGTTGCTTTGTCCACGCTCAATTCTCCCATAGGAAGGATATTGCCCATGTTTTCAACTTGACTTTCAGCCAAACGCAACTTCACTTTGATTGTTTCACCCAAAAGGGCAAAATCTCGGACTGTTTCGCCAGTTTCATCAACTGTGATTTCAGCCTTCTGGGTTTCGATTGATATTTCACAACCACCCTGTGTGTGTCCAAGGTCAGTTCCACCAAAAGTGACGGTGCAAGCGCCGATTTTTACATTCTGAATATCTGCTGCCATGTTTTTTTCACCTGCCTTTCTAGTTTTTAGTTTTTTATCCTATTATCTGCCTATTTTTGAATAATTGGTTCGCCGTGTTCGGCTTCCTGCGCTTCAATGCGCTCAATTTTCTTGATGGGTGTCTTGTATTCAATGCGGTTCAGTTCGCCACATTTGCATTTGATGGCAATGCGTCCACGAAAGACATATTCCAGCAAAAGAAGTCGGCGGCATTTCGCACATCTCACTTCCCTATAAAATTTTTCATCTTGCTCAATCATGTGTTTGTATCTTTATTATATCACAAAAAAGGGGACTGGTCGCCCCCTATTTCCTATACTGAAAGACGAAAGTGCATGTGAAAAGGTCGCGCCCTTCATCGTCCCTGTCCAAGTGTTGCGGTTCATTCATGGCATATGCTCGCATGATGTCGGTGCCACTTTCTGCAAGCACCAAGTCGTCATGCTTTCCGTGTATCAGTTCAAAAATTTCCTGCATTTTGGACAAACCTGCTGCGTGGTCTTTGTTTCGGACAATAATTTGAACAGTCGGCTTTGCAATGGGAAGGTCAACATCAGGGGTCACGCCGCCAATTTGGTCAATCATGACAATGTCATCGTTTCCGATTTCATCCACCAAATAACCGACAAAAATGTCTTCACCGCGGGTTCCGATGCCTTCGGTTTCAAGATATTCTGCTATATTTTCCAAAAGTTGTGCCATATTTGTGTTTTTATTGATTATATTTTCCCACTAGAAAGGAATTGTGCCATCTTTTTTTGCGCAATTTCATTCCATCTTGCGACATTGTTGGTCAACGGGTCAAACAAATACTTGCCTTTTCTGCCTTTCTGATAGTGTCGGAT